CACTGGCCAATGGAATCTGTTAATTGGTGCTAAGGACACAACTGATCGCCCAATTTACACAGCATCACAACCAATGAACGCAGCAGGACAAGCATCACCACGTTCACTCCGTGGCAACGTATTAGGTCTTGATCTATACGTAGATCCAAATGCTGTATCTACTGTTATCGATGAGTCAGCATTTATTGTTGTACCATCCGCAGTATCAATTTATGAGTCTCCAATTTTGAGACTTTCCACCAATATCCCAACATCGGGAGAAATTGAGACCTCACTTTACGGCTATATGGCCGTTGGTGTATTAGTACAAGGTGGAGTCCGACGCTTCAACCTATCCTAATAAGTTAAACCAGTAATAATCCTCTGGGGTTTAGTAGCCCTAGCCCCAGGGGAGCTTTTATAAGAGAGGACAGTATGCCGAGTACATTTGTGACCAAGGCCGAGTTACGCAGTAATTTGGGGATAGGCACTTTATACACCGATGCTGTCGTAGAAGAAGTTTGCCAAACAGCAGAAGATTTATTAAATCAATACCTCTGGTATAACGAGGCGCCAGTAGTAGGTGCAAGTTTAAACAATAACGTGGCTACTTTAGTATTAGCAAATCCTGGCATATTTGTAACAGGTCAAACTATTAGCGTAGAAAATAGTGGCAGCATTTATGGCGGCCAACACGTTATTACTGGATCATTTCCAGGCACTACCACCCCAGTGTCAATTGGCACAGCGTTTTTAACCAACTTAGCATTTACAAATTATCCATCTGGTTATTCATTTATTCAATTTGCTAAAGTACACGCAAACGATCCATTCCACAGAATTATCCCTAGCGGCAAAGTTGTAGGCCCAGATAAAAAAGACACAGATTACAGTGCGACCCCAGCCATAAGAGAAGCGGCGATGATAATTGCCGTAGATGTTTGGCAAGCGAGGCAGGTCAGCCAAACTGGTGGGGTAGGTATGGATGGGATCAGTGCCAGCCCTTATCGGATGGGTTATCAGCTGATTAACCGAGTACGTGGTCTCATCCAACCTTACTCAAACCCAAATTCTTTGGTCGGCTAATGGCAGCGATCTCCACCCTGCGTGGCACACTAGCAACAGCCCTAACAAACAATGGCGTATGGTCAACCTTTGCATTCCCACCAGCAACCCTGCTTGCTAATAGCGTGGTAATAACACCTAGCGATCCTTATATAGAGCCAAGCAATAACAGCCAAACAAGCATTGCACCCCTGGCTAATTTTAAGATTTTAGTAACCACACCTGCATTTGACAATCAAGGCAACCTATTAGGCATAGAGAATTTTATTGTGGCAGTAGTAACTAAACTAGCGGCATCAACCCTGGTTTACAACATATCAAGTGTCTCCGCTCCAGCTATAACTAACGCAGCTAGTGGAGATTTATTAACATCGGAAATAACAGTATCAATCCTAACGAGCTGGAGTTAAAATGAGCACACACGAAGAAGACTTAGCCTTCTTGAAGAAGACAGGCCAAATTGCAAGCGCACCAAAACCAACTGCACAAACTAAGAAAGACGAGGAATAACAATGGCAATCTATTTAAATAATAACGTAGGTGTTAAGTTGGCTACCAATGCTGCGCCAACCACACCATCCATCGACATTAGCTCATACGTGACTAATGCTGTAATTAACCAAATCGTGGATGAGTTAGAAGTAACCGCTATGGGTGACACAGCGCACAAGTTTGTTGCTGGTCTACAATCAGGCACATTCACTATTGACTTTATCAATGACTGGGCAGCATCTCAGGTCAACGAGACATTGAGCGCAGCCTTTGGCAAAACCTTAGCAGTATCAGTAATCACTGTTAAAGGCACAGCTGTAGGAGCCACAAACCCTACTTACCAATTCTCTGTACTTGTAAACAACTTGACCCCAATCGGTCAAGGTGGAGTAGCCGAGGTTGCTACCTCATCTATCACATTTACAGTAAACTCCGCAATAACAGTGTCATCATCGGCACCATTTTAATTAAGGAGTAGTAATGGCAAAGCTAAAGATAACAAGGGCTAATGGTGAAGTATCAGAGCACAAAATAACACCAGGTGTCGAGTACGCTTTCGAATTGAAGTATGGATCAGGTATTAGCAAAGTCTTGCGTGAGCACGAAAGGCAAACCGAGATATTTTGGTTGGCTTATGAATGCTTACGCAGGGCTGGCGCTCAGATACCTTTGTGGGGAATTGAGTTTATTGACAGCTTAGACACTGTCGAGGTATTAGACGACGAAAAAAAATAATCCAGCGGGATTCGATCCTTTACAGCATCGCACAGTTGAGCGTAGAGACTGGGATACCGCCTAGAGAATTTATTGATATGGGTAGCGAAATGTATGCCGCAATTATACAGGTGCTAACCGACAGAGCTAGGGAGATTCGAAATGCCAGCAGAAGCCGTAGGCGTTAAAGATGTCCTTGCAGGTCTAAAGTTTATTGACAAAGATTTACAAGATCGTATTAGGACTGCTATTGATCCACTAATGCGTAACGTGGCAGCTAAGGCTAGATCATTTGTGCCTAGTAATTCTGAAGTGTTATCGGGTTGGACTAAAGAGCCTAACCCGAACATCAATTACCGCCCATTTCCTAAATATGATGCTGGCACAGTCAAGGCTGGTATTGGATATAACTCAGGCGATAACCGCACATTCAAAAATGGATTTAAAGTTAGTAACTATGTTTACAACGTAAGTGCACCTGGTCGCATATATGAAACTGCTGGCCGTAAAAACCCACAAGGTAGAGCGCCATTTCAGCAGATCGATCCAAGCCTACCTGGCACAACTTTCGGCAAGGTACAAGGATTTGAAGGCAAGTCTAAAGCACGTGAGTACACCTACAACAAATCTACTAGAGAGTACGCATCAAATAATCCTTTTGCTGGCTATCAATTTGTTACATCAATGCCAGGGCTTACTTCACAACCAAAGATTAAAGGCGTACGTGGTGGTGGTCGGAAGACTAAAGGTCGCTTAATTTACAAAGCCTGGGCACAAGATAGTGGCAAGGTTTATCAAGCGGTGCTAGGCGCTATAAATTCTACAGCTATAAAATTTAACAAATCAACAGAGATTAAGAAGGCAGCGTAATGGCCAATGTAGTAGTCTCGGCAATAGCCACCTGGAATGGTAAAGCACTTAATAAAGGCAAAAAAGAAATATCAGCCTTTGATAAGCAAGTAAATAAATTAGGCAAGACTTTTGCTGGCGTCTTTGGCGCTCAGCAATTATTCCAATTTAGCAAGCGAGCAGTACAAGCCTTTGCAGCCGATGAGAAGGCAGCCAAGTCTTTAGAGGTTCAATTACGTAATACTGGTTTTGCATTTAGTGCGCCAGCCGTTGAAGATTACATAGCCAATTTACAAAGAGTTACAGGCGTATTAGATGACCAACTACGCCCAGCATTCCAGCAATTACTAACAGCTACAGGATCTATTACTAAGAGCCAAGATGCATTAAACACTGCATTAAATGTAAGTGCTGCTACTGGTCGATCTTTGACAGAGGTAAGTGCAGCATTAACTAGAGGATTCTCGGGCAACACCACAGGTCTGAGCCGTTTAGGTGCTGGCATAAGTAAGGCCACCTTAAAGACTGGTGATATGGATAAGATCCTGGGTGAACTTAATAACAAGTTTGCAGGCCAGGCACAAGCTAGATTAACTACCTATGCAGGCAAGATGGATCTACTAAGAGTATCTACAGAAAATGCTAAAGAAGAAATCGGTAAAGGTTTATTAGACGCTATAAGTTTACTAGGCAAGAATAGAAGCATAGAAGATGCCGCTACTCAAATGGATACCTTTGCTAAATCTATTAGCGATGCAATTTATGGCGTAGGTTTATTGATAAGCAAGTTAGACGGCCTAGCATCGAAGATAACTTCTGGTGGCTTAGGCGATTTGTTAATACGTTTACAACCAGGTGGGCTAGCCTTGCAAAGGGCTGTGGGATTAGCTGGTGGTGCAAGAAGCGCTACTCAGCCAGACAACAAACAAGGCCGAGCATCGGCTCGTATCTTTGGCCAACAGCTACGCCTAGAAAATAAACTATCAGAGCAGAAGAAAAAAGAATTAGCAATACTAGATGCAAAGAATAAGAAACAGACCGAGGTAGATAAACTAGCTGAGAAGTTTGATGTTGAGCGCATAGGTTTAATGAAGGCGTTGGGCGAGGCTACCGATGCTGAAACTAAATTACGCATCCAATCTAAGTTAGCCATCCTAGACAACAATGAGGCTTTGGCTAAGAAATATAATGCAGAATTGTTGGCCAAGAGCGCAGCTGATTTATTAGCCGATAGCGCTAACAATGCTGCCAATGCCCTAAACACCTTGCCTAGCAAATACGATGCAATCTTTACAAGCCTAGTAAATACCTTCAAAACTATGGGATTAGATCAAGGATCAGCCGCTGGCCTTGCTGGGGCATCAGCAAGATTACAAGCACAAGCCGATGCATTCTTAGCACAAATGAGCCAATACGCTGTGCCAGGTGGTATGCCATCTAGTGCGACTACAGCTGCCGCAGCAGCAGCACCTACAGTAGTGCCACAGGTAACAGTCAATACAGGCGCAGTATTAACCAATCAACAAGATCTGACTGTTTACATACAAAACGCTTTAGGTGAAATAAGTAAACTAGGTAACGGCTCTATAATACCTGCGGGATCGATAGCGTTTCAATGACAGTTCCAGTAGTTAATGCTTTTATAAATTTTAGCACTGGGCCATCCTTTGCGCAGGCTATGATTTTGGGATCAGGCATATTAGACGTAAACATATTAGAAGACTCAGCAGCCATTATTGTTGACGTGTCAAATCAAATTAATTTTATTCAAACCACCAGAGGGCGTAACCCTTTATACGATCAATTCCAAACAGGCCAATTAACCTTACGCATCGTAGATCAAAATGGCGATTTTAACCCCACCAATCCGCTAAGTCCCTACGCCCCCGACCTAACACCTATGAAAAAGGTGCAGATCACTGCAACCTATGGCGCTACCACTTATCCTATATTTTCAGGCTTTATTACAAGCTATGTTAATACCCAACCTAAAGATGCTACAGAGGTGGCTTATACAACCATACAAGCTGTAGATGCATCTCGGTTAGCCAACAATGCCCAGATAACTACTGTGGCAGGTGCTACTGCTGGCGACTTATCAGGCACAAGAATTAACCAGATATTAGATCAAATCGACTGGCCAGCAACTATGCGTGATATTGATGCAGGTTTAACTACTTTGCAAAATGATCCAGGCACACTACGCACATCACTTGGCGCTCTACAGACTGTAGCCCAGTCAGAATATGGGGCACTATATGTAGATGCTAATGGGGAGTTTGTATTTCAAGATAGAGCTGTAACCGCTGGCTCAATAGGTGGCACAGTAACTACCTTTAATGACAATGGCACAGGTATCCCATACGCTAACGCCAACTGGAAATTAGACGATACCCTAATTTTCAACTCATCTACTGTTACTAGGACAGGTGGCACGCCACAGACTGCTATCAACCAGCCGTCAATCGATAAGTATTTTATCCATAGTTACCAGATCCAAGACTTGCTAATGCAGACGGATGCCGTAGCCCTAGATTACGCCCAGGCTTATACAGCCAGCCGTGCCGAGACTAGCGTGCGATGCGATTCCATCGAGCTAGACTTATACACAGACAATTACAACGCAGGCATAATTGCAGCCCTAGAGCTTGATTTCTTTGATCCGATCAGGGTGGTTACTACCCAGCCAGGTGGATCTACCCTGGACAAGACTTTGCAGATATTTGGCGTGCAAAACGTCATTACACCCAACAGCTTTAGAGTGGTCTTTACGACCTTAGAACCTGTAATAGACGCTCTAATTTTAAATAACAATATCTATGGCACTTTAGACTATAATGTGCTTAGTTACTAAGGAGTAAAAATGGCAGCAGGATTAGGATTTAAGGACTTTGCGACAGGCGAGGTATTGACCGCAGCCGATGTCGATGGCTACTTAATGCAAGGTGTCTGGGTATTTGCCAGTGCTACTGCGAGAGATGCAGCCGTAACATCACCGCAAGAGGGAAATTTTGCATATTTAAAAGATACAAACGTAACCACCTATTACACAGGTAGTGCTTGGGCAAACCTAGATACAACAGGTATGACAAACCCAATGACAACTACTGGCGATACTATTTATTCATCAAGCGGATCAACACCTGCAAGACTTGGAATTGGTAGCACAGGTCAAGTCTTAACTGTTGCTGCTGGTGTGCCTAGTTGGGCAACTCCTGCTGGTGCAGCATTTGTAGGCGCTGCTATTTATCGAGATGTAGCAACTGCAATATCTAATGCTACTTGGACAACTATTACTTGGGACACAGAGGATTATGATACCGATGGATTTTGGGCAAGTTCTCCAAATGCAACTAGAGTAACTATTCCTTCTGGAAAAGGTGGAAAATACTTGTTTAATTTTTCTGCTTGTTTTGCGAGTAATGCATCAGGCGTTAGATTGTGTAAATTGCAAAAAAATGGTACTGATATTTTATTTGGTAATTGGATAGGTGCTTCGAGTGATTTCTTAACAATTAATGGCTCTGGTGTTTTAAACTTAAGTGCTTCGGATTATATTGAAATGCAGGTCTACCAATCATCTGGTGGAAACTTAAATATAAATACAAAAATTGGTAATTTTATAATGGCAACATACTTAGGGGCATAAAATGGAACTTTGGGAAAAAATTGTTGAGATATATCCTGAAACTGCTGAGAATGATTTTGCAGTTTTTAATAAAGATATTATGTTGCAAAATGACAGCGATGGCATTGGTGCTTATATTGCCAAGTGGGAATATAGCAAGCCAATCCCAGAGGGCTTAACATTAGGCAAACCCTCAGCATAATCTTGAGGAATTGTGTCTAAATGAAACCATGGTTATCAAAAGCGGCTGCTCAATTACGCAATCAGGTAGATGATTCTTACAGAGATCGCCAGCGCAAAAGTGATGGGTGGATTGCTGACGATCATCACAAACGTAGAGGTAAAAGCGATCACATACCCGACGCGTCAGCCAACTTTGTTGTTAGAGCAATTGACATTGACGCTCGCCTTTCTGACGACAAACGAGCTTCAGCATATTTGGCAGA